CGCGGTGCGTCCGATGATGCTCAAGATACCACCAAAGACCTCGAAGGCCGAAAAAGAGCAGGTCGAAGCCTGGTGGCGGCGGTTCTTCTCTGGCGTGTGGAACAGCCATCGCGCCAAAGCGATCACCAACACCGTCGAGGTGGAAACCGTGGGGGACAGTCTGGACGAGATGGCAAGCGAAGAGTTGACCACCATCGCCCGCGAGGATGTGTGTGCGGCGATGGGCGTGCCCCATTCGCTCATCAGTGCCGATGCTGCCAACTATGCCACGAGCCAGCAGGACGCGCTCAACTTCTACCAGCAGACGGTGTTACCATCTGCCACGTTGATTGCAGAGATTATCAACGATCAGATTATGCCCGATGGCTACGAACTGGTGTTCCATCCTGAACAGCTCGAAGTGTTCCAGCAGCACGAGGTGAGCAAGGCGCAGGCTCTATCCACGCTGACAGGCCAGCCGATCCTCACGGTTGATGAGGCGCGGGCGATGCTTGGCTATGAACCGCTCGGCGCTGCGGAGCCAGAGCCAGCTGTGGATGATACTGAACTGGACAATGGCGATGATATGGAGGTATTGGAGGCAATCAAGGCGCGGCTTGACGACCTCGCCTTCTGGACTGAGAGCGAAGGAGAATACGCCAATGGGCATTATCTCGATCTATAAGCGTGCCATTTTGCTCGAAGCCAGCACCAAAGCAGACCCGCTGCTCCCTGATGAGCGCCGGGTGTACCGTGCATTGCGGCCTGTGTTTGAGCGCTATGAGCCACAGATACGCCGCGATATCACGCAGGCCAACACGCCCGTATACCAGGGATTTGGACAGGACGTGCAAACGGCTATCCTCCCGCCGCTGATGCAAAACTACCAGGAACGCATTCAGGAGTTCGAACAACAAACGGGATATGAAACGGACCTGGACACCGAAATACCGCTGGACTGGACACGCTCCTACGAGGTCAAGGGGTGGCTCTCCGATGCGGTGCAAAAGATTGTCCAGACAACCCAGGACAAGGTGTCAAAAGCTGCACAGGTGTATGTGCAAGCACGACCAGGGCTTGAGCGCGATGGTCTCCTGGATCGTTTCTTAGAGCGCATCCTGGGCAGAAGCCGTATGGAGATGATTGCCCGTACGGAGACAACCCGTGCTCGCAGTCAGGCGACCCGAGACTTCGCAGCAAAACTGCGACAAGACGGTGCAGACGTGCGCATGACGTGGCAACGCGACCGCAGCAGCAACACCTGCCCGCTATGCATGGAAAAGGTGGGGCAAGATGTCGAGATCGTAGGCTATCCCCCTCTGCACCCCCGTTGTGCCTGTGAGGTGCAGATAACTATCCAGGCGGAGGTGACAACATGAGTATTCAGGATTGGGGCGATTGGCAAGAGGCAAAAAAGAACAACCTGCCTAAACCGGGTATGCGTGTATTGACGTATGGTGTCTTCGGGCGTGGCAAGAGTTATGAGCAATGGATGACCAGTTTCGCTACGCGCCTGGAAGATGGCACCTGGCAGCACGAAGGGGAGCGGCTGGACGTAACGCACTGGCGGTTTTTGCCATCGCCACCGGATGTTGCCACCGACCACAGCCAGCCGGGTCGGCTCACTATTGAACAATCACCTCACGCCCCGCCGGGAACAGATTACCTGTTTGGTGTGTCGGGTGTGCGACTGAATGGACAGCCTATCCCCTCATTAGTGGCACTGCGGCTAGAGATGGGCACACAAACATTTGCTATTGCGACGTTTACGGTTAACGTGGTGCCTGATGACACCATCGTCGCCTACCTGGAACGTTGTCAATTTGTTGCAGATGAAGAAGGGCGCTGATTATGACCATTGCCTTGAGTACCCTCGTGTCGCAACTGCAATCCCTGGTGCCTGCTGTCGATGGGGTGCCAACCACAGCGCAATATGAACGCATTGTCAGGCAAGCGGTTGCCGACTTCTCGCGGCAAACCGACCCCCCCACCCAGACAGAGATTGCGGTCGTTGCTGGCACGGCTACCTATGCGCTGCCTGACGATTTCCTGCGGCTCATCAGTTTCAAACCAGAGAGCAGCTGCACCTATCAGTCCTGGTGGGATACGGGCTATCCGTACGCCGATGGATGGGGCTATGGTTATAACCAGGTGTGCGATCCGTGCGGTGAGCGCTACGACATCCGTGGCACGACATTGACGATATTCCCCACGCCAACCAGTGACGAAACCCGCGTGTTGCGCTATGGCTGGCAACACGTACTGAATGCCTCCGATGAATACGAGTATCTGGACAGCGACGGGGAGGCTGTGCGTATCGTGCTGCTGAAAGCACAGGCCGAGGCACTGCGCATCCTGGCAGTACAGGAGAGCGCCGGAGGCACCAAGGTGCGCGCCTATAGTCAGGGGGATGTCAGCGTGCAACTCAATGCACAGGTACGGGCGGGCGATCTTCGAGACGCGGTCAAGGCGCTGCAGCAGGAGTATGACGATGCCATAGCGCAGTTTAACGAATTAGCATCGGGCTGGTGTGGGTGGTATCAATGAACCTGATCGACGCTGCCGATATTGCTGAATTGCGCAGGCTGTTTGTCGATGTCAGAGACAACCGCGCCCACACCGGGCCGTTCTATCGGGCGGGCGTGCCGCAACCGGAAACAACTATTCGCATCGAACGCACGAGCAGCTACAGCGCACCGGATACCGAGAGCAGCGAGGAGCGGCGGGGCGATGTCGTGGGGGTGGGGGCGATTGATCTGGACGTGCAGGTAGACGATACCAGGGTGATAGATGGAAGCCTGTATCGCGTCCGCTACATTCACCCGGACCGTCGGATTGTGACACAGCTTGATATGGAGATGGTCGCGGCTGCGTGGCCTGACTACATCTACCTGACCGATGAGGATGGGGTGTTTGTGACCGATGAATACGGCACGCCGATTGTGGGGCTATAGATGACTGAGATCAAAGACTTTGGAACACTCGTCACCGAACCGAACCTGACCGATCTGTTTCCGGGGCAAACTGCAGCAGGCGGGGCTGGCAGTTCGTTTCATGTCTCGCTTGCCAACCTGATTGCATCGGGGCTGGCAGGGGGTACCCTCAACGACCTCTCCAATGTGGCAACGACCACTCCGACATCAGGGCAACTGCTCCAGTACAACGGCACCGCATGGGTCAATGCCCCCAACTCGGGCACCGCAGTTGCATACAACGACACGCTGTTCGTCGGCAAACACGGAAACGACAGCAACAACGGCTCGGCACCAGGCACACCGTTTTTGACTATCGATGCCGCCATCACTGCCGCGACATCGCTGGGGCCAGCTATCGACAATCGCGTCGCAATCCAGGTACTCGATGCCGGTGCTTACACCGATGAAATTACACAGCCTGACTATGTGACCATTGAGGCACCAAAGGCGACCTTGTATGGGACTATTTTGCTCGGAGACAACACGCAGACCAGGTTTTTTCGCATTCGGGCGACGGGTAACGGGCAATACCTCATTCGCAAGGCGGGCGGGAATGAGACGAGTTATGTGTATGTCTCGGAGTTAGACGGCACTGGCCCAACATCAACTGAGGCACCTGGTGATGGCAGCCGAACGAACACCGACTGCGTGCAGAACAATAGCAACAGCAGCATTCTGTTTGTGTTCGCCCCCAAAATATGGGTGCCGCAAGGTGGTTTTGGGGTTGGTGACAGTTCGGCACAGCAGGGGCACGTGCACGTCAATGTAGAGGATTTGTATCTGGCGGGCGATGGTGCTACGGGGGTCAACGCAAACCAGTTTAGCGCGTCGGTTATTTTGCGGTTCGGTCACATCCTGGAGTGGGACCACCCGTCGAATTGTGTTGGTATCCGTGTAACCACTGGCAGTTATTGCTATGCGCTCGGAGCAGAAATTGGAATACCGAACGGGAAGACCTGGGACATCAACGGCACGGGCGCGCTTGACATCGTGTGCCCTGTTACCGAAGGCACAATGGACGGGTATCCGCGCACCGCCTACACCGACCGGCTCACCATTAATCCCAACCTCCCCACGTCTAGCGCCGGGCTGCCCAGTGGCGCGTTCTGGAACGATGGCGGCACGCTGAAGGTGGTGCCGTGATGACGAGCGGATCAGGAATGCTGCAACGATTGACGACACAACCGCGCAACACACTCGCTGAAGCTCTCACCAGGCTGCTGTGCTGCTTTAACCGCAGCAGCAATGTCAGGGGGCAGGGTGATGGTTTTCTTGGCGTAGCGGGCTTCTGGTTTTGGCTTGGGGCCGCTGCCTGGGCGGCGGCCCCCGTGGGTGTGTTTGGTCATTGGTTAATCAAACATTCCAAGATCATCGTAGTTGGACAATTGGTCATCACTCAGCTTGTTCACCAATTGGATAGCACGCTCAAGGCTCAGACCATTGTGTTCACACTCGCCAGTTTGCAGCATCTCAAGCGCACGGGCATTGTCTACGCCATACAATTCGGCAATATTGAGCAGTGCAAGTTCGCCAGAAAAAAAGCTGACATCCCAGAAGGCATCGCGGGCAATTTGGTCACGGTTTAGTGTAGTCATCTCTCGTGTGTCCTTTCGGTAATGTGTATGCTTAACTTGATTACAATCATACCATATTCAAGTGTGTTTGTCAAGGCTCTGTGATGCGGAATAGCAAACATTCGGAGATGCCGTGATGGCTCGTAATGTACTCAACTTTACATGGCGGCGCAGGCCGGAGGATTTACAATCGCGTATTCGGCAGTGGGCAGACGATGTTGAAAAGGCGCTGTACCAGGCAATGCAGGAGATTGCCCAGGATGCTGAGGCCGAGATGGAAGAAGACGCGCCCTGGACAGACCGCACGGGCGATGCGCGGCGCGGACTGTTCACCGAGGTGGTTCAGGCACAACACGAATACATCAAACTGTACCTCTCGCACGGCACTGATGTGGATTATGGTAAATGGCTGGAATTGCGGTGGGGTGGGCGGTTTGCCATTGTTGGCCCGATGTGGCAAAAATACATCTCCATTGTGGAGCGGGAAATCAAGAGGCGGTTCGGATGAAAGCGACGATCTTTAACACGCTTGCCAATGACGCCACGCTGCAAGGCCTGCTCACGGGTGGGTTCTATAGCGAGGTTGCAGAAATATCCCGACAGGCCACGCCTGCCGCATTCAGCACCACGACGCTAGAGTTATTGCCGTGCCTGCTGTTTAAGCTGGGCACACGTACCACGACGGGGCCGCAGTACGTCAGAGCCGAACGCCTGTTTGTCAATATCTGGCTGTACCAGCAGCGCGATGAGGACACGATCACGAGCGCCAATGATCGTATCTATGCGCTCTTGCACGAAACCTGCCTGCCTGCCGTGGCGGGCGATACGGGCGCGATGTGGTGGCTCACACACGTTAGTGATGTGAACCTCCAGGATGAGGACGAAACCCTGCGGGCGCGGTATATCCGGTCGCAGTATCAAGTAATCATGAGAAGGGGATAAAATGGCACCATCACTGAGTGTGCTGGCGTTTTTCGGCATCCGGCAGATCAAACTGACCAGCCTGAGCGACAGCACGGAATATCTATTGCCCGCCGCGCAGGAATTGTCATGCGCGGTCATGTCGTCAAGCGGGCGCGTGGAGGGGAATGACGCAATCCAGGCAATCATGACATTCGCCACCCACATAGAGGTTTCCTTCACGGACGGAAAATACTCCTTCCAGGCGTTGTCTATCCTGACAGGCAGCAGCGTGGCAACGGCTGGCGCGAGTCCTACCCGTACTGATACGCTGGTCATCAGCGCGGGACAGTGTTACCCGTACTTCAAAATTGAAGGACGGGTGATTGCGGACGATTGTGCGCAGGACTTGAAGGTCACCATCCACAAATGCAAAGTGGAAAGTGGACCGTCGCAGGCGTTTGCGATGAACTCATTTA